CAACATGGGATGCGGCACCGTTGATCGCACCATGGACTCGGTATAGGGGATTCGACGTGTGCCTGCAGGAGCACACCGAATCGTACCTTACCGTGTCCTGCCCACCGATTGCAAGTTGGACAAACCTTTCGTCGATAGCGGAAAGTTTGTCCCCACCACTGCAACGGCAAAGTTCTACAATGTGGACACTGGGCTCGCGTTCTCGGAGGATGACAGGGAAAAGCCCGATGGACTGTATAAGACAGTCTTCGGTCCTGTGGTATGTCACGCTGGCCTTGTCTATGGGGCTAGCAATCACAACCTCAGGTTGGCGCTCACTCGACTCACAAAAGTCAGAGAGCCTGAGATAGTCGGCTTGCATAACAACTTAGAAGATAACCAAAAATTATTCTTCAAAGAAGACAAGCATCTTAAAACATTTTTGCAAGGTTTCACAGAATTCGTCACTCTGCGTTTCTCACAAGATGTTCAAGATTTTGAGAAAGAACTCATGGACTACGCTCAGCAACCGCACGCCAAGCGGAAGGCCAGGATCAGAGCACTTAAACGTATCATTAGCGAGGGTACGCTCTTTGATCCTGCATGGACAAGAAAAGCTAAAGGCGGTGTGAAACGTCGAGAATGGGGGGTCAAATACCCCAGGATGGTTAACGATATGGGCATTGAAGGCTCATTATTCTGCGGTTTTATCTTCGATAAGTTGAAGAAATACCTCGCGGAGTACTACTCTCACTCAAAGTGTGAAGAGCAGTTCGTCAAAACCCCAGATCTCAACGTTCTCACCACTGTCTTTCAAAAACTGGTTTCTCCAGAGAAGCGGATGTATTTCCCGTATTTCTCGGACGATTCTTGTGCTTCCATAAGATGCTCCGACGGCGTCTTTATGGCCAACGTGGACATATCTTGTTGTGATGGCTCGAACGGCCCAGCCGTTTTTGAAGCCATGCGCTCTGTGGTCTCTGGTGTTCCCAACATCAAGAGATTCATCGACGGAGCGATAAACCAAGCCAGTGTCAAGTTGGTGATTACAAGTCACGGTAATCAACAGGACAAGTTGACATGAAATCGGTTCATCCAACCCTCTATTCAGGGTTGACATCCACCACCTTTATGAATGACCTATGCAATGAGGCGATCAGTAACTCCATCAAGACTGAACTCGACGCATTTGAAGGTCAAATACATAAGAGCGATTGCGAAGCTTTAATCGTCAGAGCCGCCCACAAGGCCGGTTTTCTAGTGACGGTGCAGGTATGTGAGACGTATCACGATCTG